AGATCATAGTCTTGTCTCTGTGCTGTCGGCTTAAAGGAAGCCGAGTACTGCGGGATAGTTCCTCCGACTCCAGCCATAGCCGCCATACCATCGCCAACTTTATTAGCGTATGAAGATTGAAACCTTGGGTAACGCAAGTTACCACTAACAGGACCAGTCAACAACACACCATCGTGATCAAAAGTTCCTGTTGTGTTCCCAAGTGCAGTCGATATTACATTCTTGCTTTGGTGCAAGTTAATGATATATGAATACTCCAAGACAGCTTCTTCATAAGCAGCATATACATTTGACGGAGTAAGTTCAATATCGACAACATCACCACCAAGCTTCTTATAAACATAAGCAACTTGGTCTGATGCACCACTTAAGAAGTTTGCGGAACCAGTGTATATGCCAAACGGACACGCAGCACTAACGGCGTCTGTTGATCCAGTAGACGTTAATACAATTGCGCTCTGAGTTGATTTTGGACTTAAATTCGTTGGCACTCACCGGTTCTCCTATGTTACTTGCTGCGTCTTGATGATTTCTTAGCTTTAGCAGGCTTCATCTTCTTCTCGACAACTTCAGCTTCTGGCTCGGGGGCTTCTTCGACGACTTCTTCTACAGCAACTGGCTCTGGAGCCTTTTCAACAGCAGCGGGAGCCGGTGCTTCAGCGACTGCGGCGGGTGCTGCGTTTCTTCTTTGCAATAAGATGCGTTTCCATTTCTTACCCATAATAAGTTCTCCTATATAATAAAGGCATTAATAAGTAGTTTGCCGTACAACAAAAGTGAGAGGATGTCTCAAAAAATAAAAAAGCCCCCTTGCCGAAACAAGGGAGCTTCTTATATGAGTTTAGTCGCTATTAAGCGCCGCTCTCTCCAAGGAGTCCGCGGACGATAACAAGACCGTACATGTCAGGACGCACCATCTTCTTAGCGTAGCGAGTCATGACGCCCTTACGGGGTACGAAGTCTTCTGGTCCGAAGATCGTAGGAGTGGTTTGCAGTGGCACGTATGGAGCGTACACGTAACCGCTTTCAAGGAAAGAAGTTCCGCGACGACCAACGAGAATCACGTTACGCAAGAAGTAAGGATCGACGTAAACATCGAACTTCTTGGTGAGCGCACCAACCTTCTGAGCGCCGATAGAACCACGCTCGTCGTCAGCAGTGACGGAAGCACGGAAGCCAGCGGTGAACTCAAGGACGTTGGCAACTTCAGGTCCGCAGACGATGAAGTTAGCACCACCACGAAGAGTCTTGCGGTGAATTTGTGCAGAAACATCGTTGATGGTCTCAACGAGAGTCTCGTACCACTCGCTAACGGTACCGGTGAAGTCCGGAGCCTTAGCGGATGCACCAACCTCGGCACCTGTGTCGCGGTTAACGAACAAGCCCGGTGAGCGTGACCAGTAGAAAGTACCAGCAGTTGCACCCTTAACGAGGTCTTCAAGGATCTCACGGTCGATCTCAAGAGCAATTTGCTCAGAAAGGATCGAAGTAAGCTCGACCTCTGCATCAAGGTTGTGGTAGGCGTTAAGGTCTTGACCTAACTCCGGAGTCCACTTAGCCTTGAGCTTCTTGGTGACTGCGGTAACAGCAACGCTGTCCACCTTGATGTCGATCTCGGGGATCTTCTCGTTGTTCTCAAGTCCCCAAGGATCATCACCCTTAAGTGAGCCAAGAGCACCACCAGCAACGAAGTCATCCTTGATAGGAGCATCGAAGTGAGTGATAGCGTTGAGCTTACCAGCAAGTGCAGTAATGTGTGCAGCAGTAGCACTACCAGTTGTCGAGACGAGGGTGACAAGAAGCTTATCAGCGTCAAGATCATCTTCGCGAGTAAGACGACGAGTTTGGATAGTGGCGGCACCGAGAGAAGATGTGATTGTCACAGCAACCAAGTCCTCAAGGTTAGCACCGCCAGAGGCGAGGTCCGCACGGTCGATTGTTGCAACTGCGAAAGCAGAACCAGAAACCAAGTCAGCGTCGAAACGAAGAAGGCGGGCAACGTTGTAACCAGCAGTACCATCGAAACCATCAGTAACGGTGTCGAAGTCTGCAACACCACCGTCAGCAACTGTACCAGAAGCAACGAGAGTGGTAGCAGCGGCGATGGCACCGGTTGGGGATGCATAGCCGTTGTTGAGAGCGTAAGGACCGGCCTCAGCATTGGCTGCTGTCAGGATGACACCACCAGTGATCTGAGACGCGATACGACCGCCACCATACAGGGACTCTTCCGAAGAACCGTAACCTAAACGGGGAAGACCAGCACCGTCCGTGGACGTTGTGAAGTCAAGGAAGAAAATGAGACCCGAGGGGAGACTCATAGGTTGAACACTGACGAGATCGTTTGCGATCAAGCCAGCAAAAACACGGCGCACAATGGGGAATGCGACGGCTGCAAAGCCCTCGATATCGCCACCGGCCATGGTTGAACTCTCACGAAGTAGTTCTTTAGCTTGGTTTTCAAGCAAGCGAGCCATGGAGTTACGATTCGCATCGGAATCGAGACCCTCAAGAAGACCGGTCTTCTCCCACTTTGAAAGAAGAGCAGAGCCTTCGGCACGCATATCACGGTTGACTACACCTTCAGTCAACCTTTCGATAATACTAGACATTTAATCACCTCCTTTTTTTTATAAATTATGATTTTATTCCAGCTAATCGACGCATTCTATCTGAGAATGCATCTTGTGGTTGTGCTGCCTCTTTACGAGTAGCACGAATAACAGAAGCTTTATGACCGATCGCCTCGCTAAGTGATTGTGGGCTGTGCTTAGGCTTAGCCTCCACTGCGCTTTGAAGCGTTTCAAAGATAGTCTTTGCTTCTGCTACAGAACCGGCGCTAGAAATAGCATCGACAATTTTATCTTTTTGTCGCTCATTTAAGGAGGTATTTCTCAATACTCGGTTCGTATAAAGTAAGCGAGCGTTAGAGAGGTTAACCTCATAAAGGTTCTCCTTGATCTCTTCAACAACTTGCTTATATTTATCCAACTGCGCTTTCAATGAATTGTTCTCATCTTCAAGTTCAGTTAATGATTCGTTTAAATCTTCTTCGGAGTCGTCGTCTTCTTCGAGTGTATCATCAGATGCCTCGGCGGCTAACTCCATTTCTTGTTCGTCTTTTAATTGTGACGTAGGACGACCTGCCCAACCGGAAAGGTCAAAGCCCATATCAGCGGTAAGTTTTTCCATAATAGCATCAACGAGAGCATCGGCATCAACTTCTTCTTCCAAGTCGTCCATTTGCTCATCGTCCGCTTCTGCTTTTGCGGCGTCGTCTTCAACATCCACGTCCATTTCTTCTTTCATTTCTTTGGCGTCTTTGGCTGCCTTCTTCATGGGCTCTTCCTTGTCGCCGTCTTTGTCTAAGTCGAGATAGTCTGGCTTAGCGCCTTCCTCGTTAAGGTCGATCTCAACTTCCTCATCCTCTTCAAGAGTCTTGGCTAATTGCTCAATTGACTCTTGGAGGGCGCCGAGGTCGATGTTAAGTTCAACTTCTTCACCAGAGTTAGGCAAGTCGGAGAGGTTGTCGCCTTCGTTCTGTGAGAAGTCGTCGGTTGCAGCGAGAGGAACTTCGTCTTCGGTTACTTCGGTGTCTGCTGGTGCTGCTTCTTCTTCGCCCAAACCTAAGTCGGGAGTTTCGAGACCAGCGGCGTCTAGACCGGCAGCAAGATCTTCTTCTTGCTCTAAAAGTGCTTCGAGGGTCTTTTTGACCTCATCGGAATACTTTTCGATAATTGTGCTTTCAGCATTTTTAAGTGCGCTTTCGCGAAGTGCCTTAGCATCGACAATAGCCTCACCAAGTAAACTAGACATGAATTCTCTCCTTATTTCGACAATAATTCAAAATAAATAGTATTCACGCTCACAAAAGTCCATTTTTTGCTACCGTTTTACGCTGCGCTAAAATCAACCAATGTTATAGTTTTGGTAACACCGCCGGCAGTTATCTTCATCATAATGTCGCCGTCATCGCCAGAACCGACACCATTCGACATCCATAACACTGAATTTCCTTCTGCTGGGTCCGCAGGATCTGAAGATTTTTCAGTTAGTGTTAGTCCGCCATTAATGTGAAGTTCGGTTTCAGGAGCATCCGTACCAATACCAACTCTATCATTAGAACCACTAACATATAACATATGTGTGTTGTTATCGCTCTCGACACGGAAGTCCATTAAAGAATCGGAACCTTCATTGATAACAACTTCTGGGCTGACACTACCGGGCAACGTGGACAATCCTGTAATGCGTATTGCTTCTTTTGAAGTTCCGCCATCATTTGTTTTGAAAACTATGCTTTTATTTAACACAAAATTTTCAATAATGACATTGTCACCAGCATTAACACCAATACTAGCTGCGGGTGTTGCACCGTCGTTGAATATTAGTGTTGGCGTGTTTGAACCTATTATAACTTCTCCAGAACCACTGACTTGGAATACAGGGTTGTGGCTGTCTGACTGAGCATGGATAAGTTTTTCAATGTCTGTTCCGACAAAGTTCGCAACACCGTCGAATGCTGCGCCACCAACTGTAATTTGACCAGAACCAGAAACACCGAGAGCAATGCGACCACCATCAGCATCGGCTGCTTGCATTAGAGCAAGTGTTTTATTACTTGTATCCGAAGGTCTGATAGAAAGCATACCAGATAATGCATCGTAAGCAAACTTGTCGCCAATTGCTATGTGCGGTTGAGATCCTGTGACGTGAATACCAAGAGAACTACTGATAAATGTTCCTGCGGATAAGCCGACAGATGCGCTTATCGATCCACTAGCAAGAACGTCGGAGCCAAATGTCGCGTTACCATCAACGTGTAGAGTGCTCGATCCAGAGTAAACACCTACGTTTGTGATACCATTTGCCGTTAAGGACTCCATTATTGTTGAGCCTGAAACTGTAAGATCGTTTCCTAGTATTGTTGCTCCGACAAACTGTGCTGTTCCAGAACCGGAAATGTTTCCTTGAACAAATGTGTCGTCTCTTAAACTAATATCGTATCCCAAATTACCAACATGAATAACGTCATCAGAGTAAACTCCAATTAGCGATACGTTAGAGTTGGTGGTTGAGTAGCCTTGGAAGAAGTTTGCATTTTGTCGGATATTTACATTCCCACTTACTGCAACTGTTCCATCGACCTCTAGTGTTGAGTCAAGCGGAATGGTATTAATACCAACTCTATTTGCAGACGACGAAACGTATATTGTGTTGTCTTGCACAGAACAATCACCATCATTTCCGACAAACAAATAGCCCTTGTCCAAGTTTGGAGTTGCATTAGTTCTGCCGGCACCACCAGCGCGAATTTGACCAGAAGCAGCAGCCTCGGTTACTTTACCAATATTCTGAAGTAAATTATTAGAACCAGTTGGTCGAGTTGCTGTAAAACTGCCCGATGTTCCATTTGAGCCTGTTTGGACATATAGTATGTCGCCTTCTGTAAAAATGGATGTATTAACTCCATTTAAGCGTCCCATTGTAACAATACGACCTTGGGCGCCATTGTTAATTGACCCGTCAGCAACAAAACCAAATGCCGGCATCTTGGCTGGAACATCACATGCTGCTAGCGCAACTGTGGGTGTGCCGCCGGAAATACCTTTAATGTAAACAACTTGACCCTTGGTAATTGCTACACCCTCATCGTTAACTGCATCAAAGGCAACGCCGCCATTCATATAATTAAAATAAGCGTTCTCGTATCGAAGAGTATCAATACCAATACTGTATTGTTCATCAATTATTGGAAGGATATCGTGCGTTAAAAGCGTTCCGCTCAACACAGTTGTGCCTGAGACAAATAAATGCGTGTCGGTCCAAGTCAAGTTAGCCGATGCTCCCATAACGCCGCCGTTATTAAATTGAATTTCGTTATCGGATCCAGCGGGTGTAATACCAGTAGAAGGAATGCCTGTGATGCCTGTTCCAACACCATAAAACACAGATGCCGAAACAGCACCGCTAACATATGCATCAGCAGAAGCAGAAAGAGTTATAATTCTTGATATGCCCGAACTAGATACCTCGGTGTTCGTTATGTTTACTCTTGGTGCTCCACCTGTTTTTAAAATAATCTGATCGTTTTCAAAGTCTATCTGAACGTCGTTTGGGTCACCCTCGTACTGGATATCTCCGGTATGCTGGGAACCTTTCTGATTATTATATGCCATTTATTACTTCCTTTTATTTATTTGCCTTTTGAGCTTATAACCCACCAAGCCACTCCATCGGACTGAAGAGAGCGGGACGAGTGGTTTGTTTTTATAATCATTTCATCTGTCAAGTCTATTGCACCCTCTGCGGCTTTTAAAACTACTGGGTATGTGCCTTTCTTTGACTCCCCACTGGTAGTCATCTTAACATTGATAATTCTTCCGGCATTGTTGCGCGCAGGAGGCAGCATCACGGTAACTGGGCTGCTGTTCGTGTCACACAGTAGCGTATAGTCTTCACTTTGCGCTTCATAAATTCTGCTAGCAATTGTCTTTATGTTACTATACACAGCGCCATTACAATAAAGCGACTTGTTTACTTTGAGAGAACTAGCGTCAACTTTTCCATCAACCTTTAAAGTATCAGATGCTAAGTCATATGAGAGTTTTGAAGTTGCTGTAAAGCCTCGTTTGTCTTTTATTTGCACGTCTCCAATACCGCCGACAGCTTGATGTATTTTGTGTGATACATAACCTTCATAGAAATTCAAAAGTGTTGTGCTTGTTGTGTTTTTGTGAGATATGTCTGATACTAACAGCAGATCATTATCACTTAAGTTTTGACCGCTGATGTTTATTTTATCCATATTCTCTAAGTCAATTGCTAACTTTGAACCTTTAACCGTCAAACCGCCGTTTGTAGATAAGTCAATTGATAATCCATCCTCTTCAGCGAGTATACCTGCACCGCAGTTAACTTGTACGTTTCCGTGTACAGAATGTAGTCCACTTCCAATGCTAATAGAGTCAGCATGAACTTTACCTGTAATTTTATCTGCTGGAATATCGACGAGGTTTGCTGCTGAGCCATGAAACTCTTCTGCGTGAATGGTGTTTGTTTTTAATGTCTCACCATCAAAAGTGAGTTTGTCGCTTGCCCTTGCTGTGTTTTCGTCTTCAAACGTAAGTAAGGCACCCTTGCTTCCACCAACAATGTTTTTAATTGCCACATCTTTCATTGTTGCGCATGGACTTTGTGCATCTGTATCGTAGAATACACTTGCGCTTATTGTATTTTTGAAGACTTTTACGCCATCTATTTCTTGATCTCCGTATTGATCCACGGAGCCTTCAACTATGCCCTTAAGAACATTGTAAGCCATTTTATTTCCTCTCGTCTATAAATAGGTTATAAATTCGTTTTATCTCTGATAATAAATGCGCCGTAATTAGTATGGAACTCCGGGTGATATTCAAACCCGTGTTCGTCTAGTATGCTGAATACGATCTCTCGCATCATCTCGGAGTCACCTGTTATGATCTTCAGAGGAGCGTCGTTCATTAAAATAAAGTTTACAACTTTGTTTTCAACGTCTCGATGATATTCTCCGTGCAGATCCAAAGTCTTGATATTAGTCACAGATATAAATAGTCAAAAAAAAGGATGCCCCCACAAGGAGGGCATCCAGTAAATAAGACAATCTTCTAGATTGTAAGCAATCTTAGAAGACGATCCAGACGTTGTTACCAACGTACTGCATAGCGATAGCAGCGCCATCGGACTCAAGTACAACACTTGCTTGACCATCAATGAGGTGCGAAGTGCCGCCGTCAACAGCAACGATAAGATCGTTACCACCGAGGGATGCTGGAGCCTTAACACGAACCACGTCACCGTTAGAAGGTGCAGATGGAAGAGTAAGGGTACGATCAGCAGAGAGAGTAACAGTACCGAAGTTCATACCCTCAACAAGAGTTGCGTTAGCATCAACGAACGACTGGGTTACGCCAGCCTCTGTCGAGAGAACGCCGTTGGTTGCGGAAAGACCGGAACCAGCCATTGCAGCCACAAGGTCAGCGATGCTTTCCTTGCGAGAAGCGTTGCTGTCGTCAGCGTCCACGATAGCAATGCTATCAGCAGCCACATCAACAGTAGCAGCGGTCAACTCGTTGAGGTCAACATCGAGGTTACCAGAACCGTCTTGGGCAAGACCAACACCAGCGACAGCAGGAGCAAGCATAGCGCCTGTAACACCGTCAGCCTTGATACGAAGAGTATCAGCGTTGATCTCGATAGACGAGTCGTCAACGTTCACACTGAAGTCACCATCAGCGACAGCAAGACCGTCACCAGCGGTGAAGTGTGCGCGGACCTCAGCAGCCGAAGGACCAGTGTAAGTGATCACACCAGTTGAGTTGTCGTATGAGAGAGAGCCGTCGCCACCTGCGTCAGTGACAGAGATAGCTTGACGAGCACGTGCATCAGTGAAGTAAAGGTTGCTAGAACCCTCAGCGAGGTCATCGGTGTCCTTGGTTGCAAGAACGTCGGCCCATGAACCAGAGAATGCGACAGCGTTGATGCTGATCTCACCAGTTGCCGAAGCGTAGTCAACCATCTCACCGCCAGAAAGAAGGCCGCGAGCAGAACCACTGAAGAGAGCCTCATCCATTGCGAAGTTACCGCTACCATCATAAGTGATGAAACGAGCAGCTTCCATGGTAAGAGCGTTGTGGACGCGAGCGTCAGTGTAGTAAAGGTTAGAGCCTTCAGCAAGATCGCCAGTATCAGCAGCAGCCATCTTAGCGTCCCAGCGGACATCAGCAGAAGCCGAGAAGAGAGCAGCGTCGATTGCAACTTCGCCATCAGTGATGGAGATCATCTCGCCACCAGAGAAGTGGGCACGTACTTCAGCAGCACTTGGTCCAGTGTAAGTTAAAACACCTGTGCTGTTGTCGTAAGCCAATGATCCGTCACCACCAGCATCAGTAACACTGATAGCTTGACGAGCGCGGGCATCGGTGAAGTAAAGGTTAGAACCTTCAGCAAGATCACCAGTGTCGGCAGCAGCCATCTTAGCATCCCAACGAACATCAGCAGAAGCGGAGAAGACAGCAGCATCGACTGCAATCTCACCCGAAGAAATGCTGATCATCTCACCTGCGGAGAAGTGAGCACGAACTTCAGCAGCGGATGGACCAGTGTAAGTGATAACGCCTGTGGAGTTATCGTATGCAAGGGAGCCATCACCACCAGCATCAGTCACGCTAATAGCTTGACGGGCGCGAGCGTCGGTGAAGTAAAGGTTGCTAGAACCTTCAGCAAGATCGTCTGTGTCTTTGGTTGCGAGGACATCAGCCCAAGAGCCAGAGAAAGCAGCAGCGTCGATCGAGAACTCGCCACCAGAGAGACCAAGCATCTCACCAGCAGAGAAGTGCGAACGGACAGCAGTAGCAGCCGAAGAATCGCCAACGATGTCGAGAGTAGAACCAGACATTGCAGCACCAACTACGCTAAGAACACCAGTGCTGCTGTCGTAGTCAAGGATGTCAGCATCCTCGCTGATAGCAGCGCGAGCGCGAGCGTCGGTGTAGTAGAGGTTGCTAGAACCTTCAGCAAGATCATCAGTGTCGTGAGTTGCAAGAACATCAGCGAACGAACCGGTGAACTCACCAACTTGAACGTAGTCTTGAGCAAGCTTAGCGTCAGAGATAGAGCCAGCAAGCATAGCATCGGTAATACCGAGAGCCTTGACTTGAAGTGTGTCGGCGCTGATCTCGATTGAAGAATCATCAACGTTAACTCGAAGTTGATCACCGCTTTCGCTAAGACCGTTGCCTGCAACAGCAGCCATAAGGTCGCCAACTGCTTCTTTCTTCATGAGGCCATCGCCATCAAGGAAGTAAAGGCTGTCGGACTGTACGTCGATAGCAGCATCAGCAACACCGTCGAGCTTAACGGCACCACCAATTTTCAAGTCACCGGAGCCAGAAAGTTCGCCTGTGAGGCGATCTACATTGAGACGAATTGAACCATCGTCATCTTTAATAATAAGACCACCCTCTTGAGTAAGGGAGCCGCTCATGACGGCAGGTCCTAATTGAAATTTATAAGCCATTTTAAAAACCCTCCATTTATAGTTTTTTATGGTTTAGGCGGATAAGTAAACTTATCCAAATTCGATGCACGGAAGCCATGCATCACTATTAAGTAGTATGTTTTGGGTCTTAAATTTTTAGCAGATAAAGAATTTATCGGTGCCGTTACAATAAAGCTGGATCGATGCGAAAGGTGACTCTAAAATAACTGAATTTTGACCGTCAATTAAATCTGAATCTGATACTTGAATTGTTATGTTATTTGTGTTCGCGGATCCGCCTTCATCTTTTACAACAAACGTTTGACCAGTCGCCAAAAGACTGGCGCTTGGTAGCGTCAAAGACACAGGGTTTTGTGATGTATCAACGCCAAGATAATAGTCTTGTGCGCTTAAAGAATAGTTTCCAGATACAAGACTTCTATTGTAAACTACGCCACCGTGTATCTTGATACAAGCAGCATTTAAGTCAAGCTGATAGCCATTATCCATATGGATGCCTTTGTTTACTAAGTGCATATGACCAATTTGCATACCCTGCTCTAAAGAGCCTGAGCCATATTGCAAATGACCATCACGGACGCTTAGTCTGTCTGTTCCAAAGTGGATTGTGCTGCTTGAAATATATAACGATCCCCAAGGATTTGATGGTGAACCAAGGTTATAAATATCTGCTTGTGCTGGTATCAGATCTCCTTCTACTGTTCCTGTTCCAAACATCTCCAAGTTACCAGTCAAATATAAGTTTGAAGAACTAAACAGCAAGTTTGCTGAGCCAGTGAAGTCCCCATCAACATAATCATGATACTGAATAGAGTGTGCTGGTCCTTCAGCAGCAACATTATCGGCTCTAATATTAGTTAAATTGCTTCCGTCTCCATAATATACGGATGCAGATATACCGATGCTAGCACTAATATCGCCTACAACATTTAATGTATCACCGTCAAACGTAAGGTTGGTTTCGCACGTTATTGTATTTGCATCACCATTAACGTTAGTTAAAAGCGAGTTATTTGTTGCGTTATAAACGCGAGGCACATTGATGATGTTTGCGCCATCAGAAGTCGATAAATTGCCGGAAACAATTGGAACAATAACATTTCCATTGTGATCCTGTCTGGGGAGGAAATGGTTTGGCTGTAAGACTGTGCCTGATAAATTGTTGTAAGCCATTTGTCGCCTCCTTTAATAATTAGAAGACAAACCAATTGCTTCCATTTGAATACAAACTAATTGCAGGCATTGTACCTGTTAAGATATAAGTTGGATCACCATCAAATGTATATGTATCGTCCACAGAGCGAGTTAACGTAATGTTTGAGAGCCCACGGGCGCTCGTTACTTCATCTTTAATAACCAATATCGCTCCAGCAGAAAAGTCAGCAGGACTTGGTATAGTAACATATACATTTGCTGGCGGAGTTACAACAGCATTTATACCAAGTACGTGATCTGAAGTAGACGCAGTGTGGTGGCTGCTTGTTACATTTGTGTAGTTACCGCCGAAGCCTTTAACAAAAGTTTGTTGCGAATAACTACTGGCTGATAAGATGGCTGTTGTGCCTGACCAGATCTCCAAACTTCCTGTACGCGAGTGAATATCATCTATCGTGTCGCCAAAGAATGTTGAGCCTGTGGCGTCGATAATTGTTATATCTCGATATTGAAAAACACTGGCGCTGACTGTGCCGGTGACTATCAAGTTACCCGATAAGACCGCCGTATTAGTGGTATAGTTATACGTAAAGTCAAGAGAACCGCTGGACACACCTGTGCCAGATGCCGTCATAAATTGTACGGAATAAATTGGTCCTTCAGAACCTTCTCCTCCGCCTCCGCCACCGGAGCCGGAACAGTTTACATATGCCCAGCCAAAGTTAGCCATCGGGCTAGCCTACTCCTGCTGACCCTGACCAGCTTGGACCATCGTCGGTTGCAGTGCGCTTGGGTGCAATGTTTGTTAAGCCTGCTACAACATCTACGTTATTTGATCCAGATATCACTATTCTAGATACTTTGAGTTCCAAAACGCCGCTATCGCCCGTGGCGCCATTGGCATCGTCATCAGCTTTTGCTACTGTAAAATAGTTTCCTGAACCTTGGGTACCCGCGATAGAAAAAGCTACTGTGCAATCGTTACTTGTGTCTTTGTTGATGATTTTAACCCAACGAGCGACGTATGGAAAATCTATCACACAATCTGTTATAGGTCGTGCATCCAGTTTGCAATTAATACTTCCAGTGGCATAAGGCTGACCACTGACTTGATAAGCGCCGACGTGACTTAAGCCGGGTTCTCCCCAAGATGACATTATAAAACTCCTTCAAAATTTTGATTTACAATATAAATAGTCATTTATTTTTTCTAGTGCGTCTTTGTTGAGCACGAACACGTTTTTGTTCTTCTCTGAACCGAGCACGTTGAGCACGTTCTTGTTTTTCTTTCTTCTTTACAGAAGGCTTCTTATATCTTCTTCTTTCTCTTACTTCTTCTACGATTCTTTCTTTTTTAACTTTCTTTAAGAATCTTCTGATTAATCTTTCGTTGTTTTCTTTTGGGTGTCTCGGTGTTACGACGACTTGTGATCCTTTTTTCATTTCAGTCCTGCTTTAATCTTTCCCAGATTTTTGAAGAAGTCCCAATGATGGAACTTATATCTACACCAGCATCGTTAGGAGCACCAAGGTCTGGTGCGCCGGGTGCTGAAGCTGCCTCTTTTATAGGCGTTGTGCCTTCAAAGATGTCGATACCATTATAGGCATCTTTATTCACCGCAGCCATTAGTTTCTTGCGTCGTTCTGCAAGCTCTTGTGCTGGGTCAACTTTTGGTTGTGGTCTGACGACTTGTTGTTTTTGTTCTACTACAACGTTGGAGTTCAGCCCCTTGGCGACCTCGGAAACCACATTCGACAAAAGTCCTTCTTCCAAAAGGACTTCGTGTATGCATTCTTTAACAAGTGGTTTAATGATATTCTTTAAATCACTTTTCTTCATTTAAAACCTCGTTTAACAATCTATTGATTTTATCTGCTTTTGTGAAAACTTTATTTTGGTAGTCTTTGGCTTCTTTCATCATAAATGCGCCGGGGGTTGATGGCTCAGAAACCATGTCAAAGCATATCAACTGGAAGTCGTCTTCAACAATTGTTCTGCCTTTCTCTTCTCTAACGGATCCCATACCGCGAGATGAAACGCCCACAGTAACACCACCATTAACAAGTTCTTTCAAAATCTTTCCAGATGGCGTATCAAGAACTTTAATTTTACCCATTACGTTCTTGCCTTCCATCCATATTTCTGTGACCATGTGGGAGCAGTTTCTCAAGTTAATAACTGAGTCATCTGGGTGATCAAGTTCGCCAAGTGCTCTGTTCTCTTTTACAAGCTTTTGGTAGTTTTGGACTTCTCGGACCATGGTGCTGTGCTGATAAACTCTGCCGTTTCCATTTTGGGTTTCGGTCATTTGCATAATACCGGAAAGGATCATGCCACCGTCAGCAACATAACGCTTCTCATCCTCAGTCAAGAGGTCTTGGCAAACTCCACCATCGCATAAAGCAAAATACTCTCTTAATAACTTCTGACCCATAGCTAACTCCCTTTACAACAGCGTCTCACTGGCTGAAGCATCCACTTGTTTGTCCAAGTGGCAGTTGTCTGGATTTGCGTGTTTGTGCTCATATTTAACTCCATTGTCTCCAAATACCATGTTTAATACATAAGATGTTCCTGATGATAACCAACCAAGTAAGAAATAATTAGTTACAGAAACCTCAAAACTAAATAGTTCCGTGAACGGAGAAAGCAGCATTAAAAACCAGCCGACGTGAAAGCCCATACACATTGGGCACTTAAAGAGTTGCCCAAGTCTGCCTTCGGTTGGTCTTATTCCGTCAAAAACCTTTCCGTACACCATTATTTGTGTTAGCCCATAGGCGCACAATATAAATGTTAGTAATTCCATTCTACACCGTATACATATAACCAAGCGAGTATGGATCTCTCACATATCCCGGTCGTACAGAACCCTGCTCAACTTCTTGTGGAACCTCGCCTAACTCTGTTGAATGTGCCTTGTCTGGATGAAGTAGCTCATCATCAGCCATAGAAACTATTGCTTCTGTCTGCTCAAAGTATGGACGCTCTTCTTCGATAAAGTTGTGAATGTTGATAAGCGCCAATTTTGCAGCACTAGCATCAGGATCGGCAGACTCTTCAAGCATTCCCTCAAGAGAGCCATAGAACGCTCCACCTTGAATGCTTTCTGCAACAACAATGCCGCGCTTTCTTAAGTGCGCGAATAATCTGTTTTGTGCTCCATAAACCAAGTCGCTCATAGTTTCTTTTGGAAACACAACAACTTTGTTCTTTGATGGTGATAAAACAATATCAATGTCGCCGTGGTCAAAGATCATAAGATCGCCATTGACGGACTTTCTTAAGTCCATTTCAAGGCGAACTTTCTTTGCGTTCGCTTCTTTTCCGATCTTAATTATTACTGCCATTGGACATTTCCTTTACTAACTCTTGTGTCTTTAAAACGGTCAGAAGGATATCATCGTTTATTTGCGCCTTCTTAAACCCTTCAAGTTTTTCAATTATTTGGCTTGCCTTTTGCTTCATCTCTGTGTCTTCAGCAAATATCTCGTCGGAAGAAGACTCTACAATCGCATCTTTAAGTCTTACGATTTCTTCGTTTAAAAACATCTTTAACGACACAGCGTTATCTGTAAAGGAAGTTATGTAATGAGATAAAAGCTGCTTTTGCTCTTCGGATAAAGTCTCTGAATATTTTTCATTAAACTTTCCTACAAAGCAAGACACCGTAGTGTTATCAATTTCTTCATTGACTACATTTTCCGGAGCGTTCTTCGTCATATTCTCAACGATAGTGCTTTCCAGCATAACACGTGTTTTTGGCGGCAACTTGTCACAGAAGATCTGATCGATAGTTGCTAAGGTCTTGTAGTTGGGAACAAAGTTAGAAAACACAGACGGAGAAAGAGTTGTGTTGATATCGTTGATTAGTTCTGTTTGCTTCTTGAACAAACCGTGTGGGTCGATTAAGCGTGAAGCCATTTTTGCTTCGGTGAGGATTTTTTCACTTATTTCGGTATTCAAACTTTGGTTTTCATAAAGCGAACGATAACATTCAAGATGCTTCTTCAACTCCGAGTCAGCAGTAAAGTGCTTCTTGATGATCTGAACAACTTTATGTTGCTTGTCGGTATCATTTTTTATGATAGCAACTGTTGCTTCTCTTAATAATGATTCGAAAACAAAAGCGGTGTTCCTCTTTTTGTTGTGCTTAATCTTCATTTTTTTGCTCCGTTAATATATTTTCTTTTTTTTCTAAAACATCTACAAGTTGACGCATTGTGTTGTTAACTTCAAGTATTTGTCTTTCTTGATCTTGTTCTTTCAAAGAATAAGTAGAATCTTGTTGTTCATAAATACCACGCGCCAGAGATCTTAATTCTGACGCGCCTAGATTGTTGGTTCTATATGTGTTAGTTTCCGGTGAAGCGATGCGCGCATAGTTTCTACTTCTAGCGCCTGCTGGGCGTGAGTCTGTCTTCACGGGATAGTATACTTTACCTTTTGCACCGGGAGTCAGTCTAGGTGCGTTACGGGAGCCGGGAGGTACTGCGAGGAGCGGAGACTCTTCTCCGCCACCTGCGGGCTCTTCGGCTGGAGCTTCTCCGCCACCAACTTCGCCGGCTGGTATTTCTTCTGGTCCGCCACCAAGGTCTGCTTCTAACTCAGCGCCGAGATCTCCGCCACCAAGTTCACCTCCGAGAGCGCCACCGCCGCCTGTTGCGGCAGCTTCAGCAACAACTTGAAGCGCAGCATCGTGCTTGCGGTCGTAGTACATTTCTCTTTGGTTTCTGATGAACTCTTCGTGGTTCATACCAAAGATGTTCTCTGAAACCCAGCGGCGTGAGAAGTAGCCTTCTGTTGCTGAACCAGCGATGTCGAACTTTGCTTTCCAGTGCTCGATCTCTTGAAGTTCCGCGATCTTGGATGGGTTATTGAGAGATAACGAGAAAGACAATAAGTCATCGCCGCGGAAGCCAAGAGTATAAAGGTGGATAATACCGACTTTTTCAAGTTCTGAAATAACAACTCTTTGAAGTCTTTGGATTGTTCTTGCGAAACGAATGTCCTTTTGTGCGAGTGTGGTCTTGTCTTCTGTTGCGCCTTCGCCCATCGTGAGATACGACTGGGGAATTTTTAGCGCGGAAAATAACTTGTCGCGGAGATACTTCACATCATCAATCGCTGTGATGTTTTGCGCGCCTGCAAGTGTTTGGATATCGGTTGCAGAGCCAGCGCGAATAGGAATGAAGTAGTCTTCCTCGATGGACATCGGGTTGTAGCGAAGGTCAACGCGACCAGTTTCAGAATCTACAACAGAGTTTCTCTTAAGTTGCGAGACGATCTTTTGCATGTATCCTTCAACATCTTGCGGAGGAACAGCACCAACATCGATCTTGAATACGCGGCGCTCTGATGAGCGGACAACGCGATAAGCCATCATTGCGTCTTCCATAAGTGTAAGCTGACGCCAAATACGACGTGCGGGCTCAAGAATAGAAGTGCCGTATGGCGCATACTTGTCGTTTCCAAGGATACGGAAGTGAGCAATCTGCCAGTTCTCAAAAGTCATACCAGCAGAGTTCCACTGATATTGGACGTAATTCGGGTTAGTGGAGTCACCGCCTTCAAGTCTCTCAATCTCCGATGAGGGTAACGCGATAACAGACTGGACACCATACTTGTCATCGATGTCTAGATATAAGAAGAAGTCTCCGTACTTACACATTGTACGCGACCAACCAAACAAGTTGTATTGAACATTAAGAATGTTTTCATACAAAATAGCCAACACTGCTTTTATTTCTTCGTTGGGGCATTTAATGTTAAGCATTGGACGAAGATCTGAATATGTTGTCATCTCGTCTGCATAGATATCAAGCGACGATGCGATCTCTGGTGTGTATTCCATTTGATCAAAGTCAACGTAACGCTCTGCTCTGCGCTGGTTTGCGATGGCGTTTGTTGCAACTGTATCTAATGGGTTATAAAGCGACTTCTTAAACTGCTGTCCAGATGCAGACTTGAATCTGCTGGAAAACTTGTCAAGGTGTTGTCTGCGAATACGACGACCAGACTGAGAGCGGTAATTAATGATTGGTCCGGAGAATAACCTTGTTAGAGACTTGAACAATTCCGATTGTCTGTTCTTTGGATTTTTATCAAACTTATTAGCCATTTATTTTCTCACTTTATAATCCAACTGTATTGGTCGTATATGTTTTTAGCTTCATTCATTTTATCAAAAATGTTATCTTTCTTGTAGCCTGTTTGACCTTTAACTTGTGTATTCATGGTAGTTTTCGAGCTTATTATAGCATCAGCAAAAGCCTTTTGATAATTTAATTCTCGGGCGCTTGTTTGCAATGCTGT